GCGGATAGCTTGGATCGGGGTGGACAAATGCGCTGTCCATCAGTTGCGCCGATGCGATCCGGCTGCCCCTTAGCGAGGTGATGCCAGACAGTCGCGCATGATACGCCCTTGGCTTTTGCAAGCGCTGATCGCGACGGATATTCGATGCCATCATGCGTGACTGGCTTGCGATTGCGTTGGTTGTTTGCCTCGGCAAATTTCAGGCCATACCTCGCAGCGGCGGATCTTGCGGATGAAGGTAGGATACCTAAGCAATCAGCTGCTTGATTGACTGTCATGCCCCGCACCTCGCACAGCACGTAATGATCAAGATGGATTGCAATCATTGCTTGAGCCTCCACATTGAGGGCGATCCGACCATTGATCGGCGGTGATCGACCTTGCCTGCATCGCGCAGATCGCAAAGCGTGTCTCGGATGGCTTTGTCGCTGCGGCCAAGTGCTGCGATCATGGCGACATCCAGCTTGCGCCATTCGGGGGTGAGCATGGATAGAACGGCTTGGCGCAGATGCCCTACATTAGCGCGTGGCTGTCCTTTACCGCCGTTGTCTTCGCGGTGTGATGATGGGGCGCGTCCATAGTGTCGTTCTGACTTGCACCGCGCGGCCATGAGGGTTGCGAGAGTTTCTTGATCGACGCCAGCGGCAAAGTGATTGGTGATATGCTTGGCCGCTTCTGTGGTTGGGGCGATGGCGCGCGGTTCATTGTGTGGCTTGGCAACGCGCGGCGATGATGGTGCGCTGCGGTATTCGGTGATGGGTGTAGGGCGGTTCATGATGGCACCTTGATGTTGCGAAGTGCGGTTTTTGCCGATACTAGCCGCAGTTGTGCAGCCTTTACCTCAGATGGGCCGCATACCAACTCAGCGACATCAGCTTCCTGCCATTCCCTCACCGCCGCGAAGATGGCACCGACTTGTCTTTGTGTGATCGGTTTACCCGTTAGGCATTGGCCAATCGTGGCATCATCAGAAATAGCCATCGGATTATCATAAAAGCGCATAGTGCCATTTCCCAATAAAGGCACAGGCGCGCATGGGTCACGGTCTTTTTGATCAATCGCGCGGAATTTTTGCGGCTTCACGCGGTAAACGTGCGTTGGCTCCCATGCTGGTGATGCAGCAATCCATGCTGCACCAGTCCAAACATCAATCTTACCGCCCGCGTCGTCATGCGCCTGTAGTGCATTGCGGATTTTGCGGCGAAGGGTGCCGAAGGGCATGGTGATTTTTGTTAGGTCAAACTCTGGCATCTCTCGCTCCTGTATCCTCCGATGTGAACGCGCGGCCCGAGGGAGGAGGCTCTGCCCGTGGGGATCAATCCACGGTGGCCGCGCGGTTTTAGTGTGGCATATGGGCTGGCGTGGGTCAATCGTATTTGGTCGGCGAAATCGTATAATCGCACCAACCCATATGCGCCGCAGCTCGCTTGGCTTGGGCCTCACTGGCGTAGCACACCCGTGCGCCTGTCTTGGTGTTTTCGAGAATGTAGCGGGTCATGTTGGGTTCCTTTGTGTGTGTCTTTTGAAGTTAGAAGTTATAACCATGTTATAAAGTGCATTATAACTTTGATGCCTTTGAAATTGCTTGTAAAAACTACTAAGTTAGAAGTTAGATATACATTGATATATATATTATAGCTGTTCCTAATACCCCCTCTAGTCGGATTTCTATCCTCTATAATAGACCCATCTATAGGCACTATATTGTATGTATAAGGCGTTTCTAACTTTAACTTCGTAACCTTCGTGTTTTTTCACGCAAAATCAATATCTTAAAGGTTAGAACGGCCCTTAAAGTCGATCTAACCTTGTTCTAACCTTGGTCTTTTAGCGTCCAAACCCTCGGGATTACCCCCTTGTATGCCTTTTTCGCCGCTACACTTTTGATCAAACCTGCCAGTTCCATCTTTTCCAAAATCGGCGTCAACACATCCGGCTTGATCTTCATCCGGTTAGCCAAGACCGATGTGGACGCGCCCTTTTCAGGATCGATGTAGTTCACCACACGGGCTGCGATGCTTTCCTCTGGGCGCTCTTTGGAGTTGTCATTGGCAAACACCAGCTTGATCTTGGCATCCAATTCTGCCCGAACATAGGCAAAGGCCCAGCGCACATGATCAGCGGTTCTCTGGGCAGTCGGGATGGCTAAGATGAAGCTGATCTTGGCAATCAACTCGTAGCTGCGGCGGATCATCGCAACCGAGGCTTCCCCGGTATGTTCGCCCATTTCCTCAGCATACCGATGCAGCCAGCGTGATACATCTTGCAGCATAACCCCGGCGTCAGGATCGGTAACTACAGGTTCACGGTCGCCAGCATATTCAACGCGCGCCCCGGCTGGCTGCATCAGATCAAAATTTCCGCCGCCGAATATCTGCCCCAATCTCATTGCCATGCCTTCACTCATAGCGCGCTTCTTAAAGCCTTCCCGCTCTGCCGGATTGTTATCCGTCTCTGATACAATGATAGCCCTCCCAACGAATCCCTGTGTAGCTGTCTCGCCATCCATGATCTGATCGAATGTGCCCGGAGTGGTATATCCGATGGTAGACAGAAAAGGCCGCTCTAGCCCTTCGTCAATCATGCGTAACATGCGCTGCGCATGGGTCGCGTCCCTGCCATCATCCTCTGCCTTCGCAGCAATGGCCCCAAACATCTTGCGCAACTCGCGCTTGGTATCCCCCTGTAGAAGCATCCGCGAATTTGCCTTGGAATAGCCGGACATGATCGCGCCGAATACGCTTTCTAGATAAGCCGCCCCGCCACGGCGCTGAGCATTGCGCACCTTGATCAGGAAAATCCCGATTTCATCGATGATGTAGTAAGCCGCCTGATGCTCAATCAGGTTCCGCATGATTTCCTGTTCTGACTTGATGCCGCCTTGCAGGGCATAGTGAACGCCAGCGGCGATGTGCAGATCCGTGGTTGCCTGCATTACGGCTTCCTTGCCAGTGGCTGAAGCGGCCACACAGAACGCCAGCATATTGGCTGTCACGCCGTCACGCGTATCCTCATGGCGCAACCCGCCGATGTTCCCGACAGACACCAGAGCCGATGCTACGGCCAATCGGCGGCGGGGGAAACGGCACTGACTATCAATCCAAGCCGCCACATCACCCACAAAGCCGGGGGGGCTTAGGAGGTCCACCCCGGTAAGGGAGAAAGGCGCAGGCCAGCGGTCACTTTCCTCCGGCACCTCTGGGGCAGGCGGGGTGAAGTCGTCGGCGCTGAAATCATCGCTGGAATATCCCCCGGCGGTTTGCCCGAATTTCGCCCCGTTGTAGCCTGCATCAAAATCTGCGAAATCATCAGCGCTCATTTTCGGGTCTTTCCTGTCCATTGATCCATGCCTTGAATGCCGCCTGCTCTACTGGTGACATGCGGCGAAACAGCGCTCCCGCCAAACGCTTGATCTGCCGAGATGCAAACATGGCGTTTGCCGATGCCAGCCTATCCGCTGACGCCAACATGTAGCACTCCAACTCTGCGGGCGTTGCGGTTTCTGCCCAGAACCTTGCGTCGTCGCGGGCGCTATCTTCGATGATTGATATGTAAGGCATTCCCGCCTTGCTTGATTGCATCCAGTCATACGCCGCCCAATCAACGGCTTCTGGGTCCGCCTTCGATAGCCTCGAAAGGACGGTCAGGGCAATTTCCATCACGCCCATACTAGGACCGAAGGCTGCGTAGAAAATCCGATACCTTGACAATGGCAGCGTGAGACATGCGGCCGGCATCACCTTCCTTGATCCGGCTCAAAGCCCCTCGATCCACACCAGTTTGAGCCGACACCTGAGACAACACCATGTATTGTAGGTGACGCTTGATTTCGTCTAAATCCAGCATTTTTGCGCCCTTCTCTGCAATGTTGCGTTTATCTATTGCAGTATTGCAGACATTATGCAAGTGTGGCGTTGCAGGATTTGGAGTGCGACCTGCCGCACGCGGTCCAAGGGACCAAACATTAGGAGATCAAGACATATGTCTTTGATGCAAACCGCCCGCAAACCTGCGGAGCGCGCCGTTTTGGTGACGATCTGTGGAGATAGTGGGATGGGAAAGACCAGCCTTGCGGCAACCTTCCCCAACCCAATCTTCATTCGCGCCGAGGACGGGATGCA